CCGCTCTAAGTTCAAGGCCAGAGCCTACGCTACGGAAAATAATATGGAGGTAGTTGAAATAAACCCAATCAAATGGCAATTCTAAGCGAAGCGATACTTAGGTGGTTGAATACGATGCCCGACTTAATCCACAAAGCGGATTTGATGGATAAGCTTAGGTATATGGACACAATCCACCGCAAGAACATCATCAGAGCCTACAACGATGGATGGCACAACTACATCCACAAGAAAAGATGGAACTGGAAAGGAGATGAGTATTACGAAAGGTACTACGGCATCTACGACAAGACCATCACCAAGCGCACCCTTCAAACTTTTCATAATGTTCGTAAAAAACCCAAACCAAAAACAAATGAGTGAAAGACCAAAGCCGGTATATGCCAAGGGCATCTACCTCACCGAGAAAGCCGCAGGCGGCAAAGAGATGATTGAAATCTCCTTTAATGTTGATAGCTTTACGCAGTTCCTGCAAGAGCATAGAAACGAAAAAGGATATGTCAAAATTAGCTGCTGGCCAAAAGGAATCCCCGATAACTTCGGCTCCCACAACTGCACCCTCAACACCTGGAAGCCAAAGCCGCAGGCGGCTGCCCCATCATCTTCGGGGAAGGACGACCTCCCATTCTAAGTTTGGAAATAAGAAGATAGTCGAGGCTGATGGCACTAAATCTGATAGCAAATTAGAGTCATATTTGAAGGGGCTACTCGAAATGTTTAAGATTCCGTACACTCAGCAGGTTAGCCATGTTCTCATGCCCTCATTTCGCTACAAAGGAGAGTTGATTAGGCAGATTGCCTATCGACTTGACTTTGTGGTGGCGGGCAAGTGGGCAGTTGAAACAAAGGGATTCTTCACTCCCGATGGTAAGATGAAGTGGAAGATGTTTCTTCACCAATATGGGGGGCAGTATGAACACTGCTTCGTGCTGAAGAACAAAAGAGAGTGCGATAGTTTTGTGAGCAACCTTTTAACTAAGTAAAATGCCTGAATTTAGAGGGTGGACAATCACCCGTTCAACTGCAAAAGGGAAGAAATACACCGCCTCAAAGGGTGATAAGACCGTTCATTTTGGGGCGCAGGGGTACACTATTTCTCCTGGAACTCCGAAGGGAGATAACTACTGCTCTCGTTCCAATGGGATTAAGTCGGAAACCCATTCTCCGAATTGGTTTGCCCGTGCCCTTTGGTCTTGCAGAGGTGCTAAGAGTGCCGATAAACGCCCGTTCTTCGGGGAAATAGAACTGCCATGAAAAAAAATCCATCGGACTTTAAGAATCTCCTTGTAACTATTTCCGGGGGCAGGTCATCAGCAATGACCGCAAGGCACATTCAAACAAGCGAAAAGTATGCTGAATACAACAAAGTATATTGTTTCGCCAATACAGGCATGGAAAGGCCTGAAACAATACAATTCTTAAAAGACATTGTTCATTATTGGGGGATTAATCTTCACCTTGTGGAAGGTGTTTACTCCCTGAAAATGAATACAGGAGTAGGGTATAAAGAGGTTGGCTTTGATGATTTAGACATGAAGGCGAAGACATTTGAAGAATCCATTGCCCATGTTAATAAGGGTACATTTGATGGACTGCCAAATTCTGCAGCTCCGTTTTGTTCGGAGTACCTTAAAGTTCGGCCTATGAATAAATTTGCTAAGGACTATTTTGGCACTACAAAGTACATAAAGTCGGTAGGATTCAGGGCTGAGGATATGCCCAAAAGAATATCATGGGCAGAAATTAAAGAGGATAAAAAAAGAATTTTCCCCCTGCTAACTGATTTTGAGATGCCAATAGGCTTGCCTGAATTGCAAAAGTTTTGGGATGGTCAGCCATTTAAGTTGAAGATAAACTCGAAAATGGGTAACTGTGAATTGTGCTGGAAGAAATCAGATAGAAACTTAGTTCAAGTTATCCGATATGGAACTCGATTTGTGGACTGGTTTGCAGAGATGGAAAAGAAATACGGCAATACTGCATTTAGAAACAAAAAGTCAATACACGATTATGTTGATATGGCTAAGCAAGGATTTGAACCTGAGATAGACTTTGGCCAGGAGGACTACAACTGCGTTTGTTCAATATAAAGTATGCTGAAAGAAACAAAGACCTTAAAGGTCTATCAACTACGCAACAACTTAGGGCAGGTAGAAGGTCTGCCGAAGAACCCGAGGGTGATTAAGGATGAGAAATTCGCCAGGTTAAAGCAGAGCATACAGGACAACCCCGATATGCTCAAAATAAAAGAGCTGGTCGTGTTCCCGTTCAAGGAGAAAGGCGAACATCAAAGTCAGCAGATATACTTAGTCATAGGTGGTAATATGCGCCTACACGCTCTTAAAGACTTGGGCGTAACCGATGTAGTCTGCAAAGTGCTGAAAGAGGACACCTCCGTTGAGGATTTGAAGAAGATAGTCATTCTCGACAATGCCTCATTCGGCTCATACGACTACGACTCACTCGCAAACGATTGGGAGTCCGATATGCTCGAAGCTATGGGCATGGACTTGTGGCATAACCTGCAACAACTGGAAGATATTGATTCAGTAGATAGTCAGGATCCGCAGGAGAAGCCTACCCGGAAGATAGTCCTCAAAGTAACCTCACAACAACATACCGAAATCAGCGACTTTTTATTCTCGCACGGAGAAAGCCTTGAAGATGGTATGTTAGCAGTAATGGAACTCGTAAACTCACTATAAATGAAATTTGAACAACTTCAAGAAAACATCGCCCTATGGGCACAAGAGAAGGGCATCTCTGCCCCCGAAAATGCACCCAAACAAGTCCTAAAAGTGGTAGAAGAACTTGGGGAGTTATGCGGTTCAATAGCCAAAGACAAAAGAATCGAAGAACTCGATGCCTTCGGTGATGTCCTGGTAACCATCATCATCTTAGCTGAACAACGGCAGGTTGACTTAGTATTGGCACTGCAAGAAGCCTATGGCGTTATTAAAGACAGGACAGGTAAAACCGTTAACGGAGTTTTCGTAAAAGACGAGGGATGAAGGCTACCTTAGAATTTGATTTAACCGACCTGAGTGAGTCGACAGTCTTTCGCAAGGCCGTGAAAGCCAATGAATTGTGGTCTTGCCTATCCGACCTGTATAGGCAGGCTAAGGACTCAGGAGATATTGAATGGCAACAGGCGATTGAGTCAACAATCTCCTCGTGGGGCTTGGACATAAATGAACTTGAATTACTTTAGCAGAAGAACACCTACGGCAATACCTGCATAGGTTGCTGCCTTCCTAAGTCTGCGCTCCCTCCTGTAAGAGTCATCCAAAGACTCTTCAAGGTCTGCTATCTTCATCAGGTGAAGTGAATCCACTTGCAGGTGGTGTTCAATCGCTCTCTCTGCTATGGCTAATCGCCTCATAGCCAAAACCCCAACCTCACGGCAGGAGTCTAACTGCATAGGTATGTAGATTGGGACTTCAATCGTGTCGATTTTTCCCTCTTTTATGACCTCTACGATGCGTTCTCTCCACCTTGCCTGTACTACTACCATCGTATCAATTATCGTGTCCCTGCGAGCCTCTAAGTGAACGATTGAGTCTTTTAGTTCGGTTATGTGTCTGTCGTACTTTGAGGCTTCCTTCTGCTGAACTATATCTTCAACCCTATGGGAGTAGTCGATGTATAGCCAATACACCCAAAGGAGTATGGCAATAGAAATGATTAGCTTGTAGCTTACGCTTTTCATTTTCGTTTACGAGCAGCAGAATAGGCGATGGCAGCTATCTGCTTCCTGCCCCTTTTCTTAGATGCGGGCTTTTCTTTATTAGCTTTCGTTAATTCGGAAATGTTGTAGGCAACGGCTTTCTTTAAGCCTCCCTTACCCTTCGCTTTCATCAGTGGCATCTTTCTTAGATTTAAGTTTGCTAATATATTTCTGCTCTAAATACTCAACAACAGTGAGCCCTGAATAGCCGATTACGAAGGCGAACCCGTGTTCAACACCATCAATCTGTATCTGAGATAAGTCCACTACGATTGGAGTTAGGTATGTAGCCGAAACAGTACCTGCGAAAATGGAGAGAATACGCTGTGTCCAATTCTTAGCATCCCCCCACAATAGGAGAGAGCCGAGCAGACCACTCACCGTGAACCCAATGTTTATGCCTAATGCCATTAGGTGTTGCCGTATTTCATCGAAATTAGCCATTCTAATACCTTTTAATGGCACAAATATAATAGACTATCAATTATCGGTTTGAACGCCTTTATGGGCATTATAGTCCTTGCCGTACTGCTCATCCCAGCCGAGGAAGGTATGCACCCCGACAGGCGGAGGCCAGCACTCGAAGGGCAGGTAGTCGGCTTGCGGCTCTGCATCCCAAAGAATGTCGACGCAATAAGCG